GCCTACGGGATGGACTCCGGTTTCCTCGGGATGCGTTACGACATCATCATCTGGGACGACCTGGTGGACCAGCGGGTGCTGCGAACTATCGAGTCACGAGAGAACCAGCAGCTGTGGTGGGACACCGTGGCCGAGAAGAGGTTGGAGCCGGCCGGGTTGCTGGTGCTCCAGGGCCAGCGGATGGGCCCGGATGATCTGTACCGCTACGCCCTGGACAAGAGGGTGGTCCCCGAGGAGGACGAGGACCCCGACGCCGAGACCACCCACAAGTACCGCCACATCGTGTTCAAGGCCCACTACGACGACCGGTGCACCCTGGCCCACAAGCGGACCGACCCCTACTACCCCGAGGGCTGCCTGCTCGACCCCCGCCGGCTGCCCTGGTCGGAGCTGCGGGGCGAGATGGCCAACATGATGAGCAACTTCGCCGTGGTCTACCAGCAGGAGGACGTCGACCCCAACGCCGCCCTGGTCGACATGGCCTGGATCAAGGGTGGGTCTGACCCCCGCACCGCCGAGATCTACCCCGGCTGTCTCGACGTCGAGCGGGGCCTGGCCGAGCTGCCCAAGGGGTTGAACGGCGAACTGCTGTCCATCGCCACCGCCGACCCCTCCCCCACCAAGTTCTGGTCCATCCAGTGGTGGGTGGTGCGCCATGTCGACGGCGTGGCCCACGAGCGCTACCTCATGGACCACGTCCGCCAGAAGATGGACGCCCCCTCGTTCCTGGACTGGCACGAGAACATCCGGGCCTTCACCGGGTTGATGGAGGAATGGCAGGCCCGGTCGGTGAACCTGGACCTGAAGATCAACTACTGGATCGTGGAGGCCAACGCGGCCCAGCGGTTCATGCTTCAGTACAACCACGTGACCCGGTGGATGGCCCACTGGAAGACCAACCTCATCCCCCACCAGACCGCGGCCAACAAGAGCGACCCCGAGTACGGCATCGAGGTGCTGAAGCCGATCTACCGCTACGGCCAGGTCCGCCTGCCCTACCGGGCCGGGCCCGCCTACCTGGCTTCGGCCAAGCTCATCGAGGAAGTGACCCACTGGCCCATGGGCCGCTCCGACGACTGCGTCATGGCCCAGTGGTTCCTCGAATGGCATCTGCCCCGCCTGCTCCCGGTGGGCAAGCTCCTGCCCCGGATGCAACGGCCCACCTGGCTGCGCGAGGCCAACACCTGGGGTCACCGCCGCAAGTCCCGCCTGCTGACTGGAGCCCGCTGATGGCCCGAGCCCCCCGCCCCGCCCGCCTGATGCCCATGCCCGGGCTGGGCCCCGAGTCCGCCCAGGACCAGGAGTCCTTCGCCCAGTCGGCGGTGATCAGTGGTGCGGCCCCCACCGACACCGCCATCTCGGCCCTGCTGTCGGATCAGCCCACCCTGTTCGTCAACCAGCTCAAGAACGTGACCAAGAAGTGATCGTTCACACCGTCATCAGTGTTGGGGAGCGTAATCAGGTGGTGCGTGACGCCACCACGCCCCTCAACGGGGGCGGCGGGCGGCTGAGTATCTTCGCTCCCCGGTCCATGGCCATGGTCACCGAGATCGAGGCCATCGGGGCCTACACCTCCCCCGAGGACGCCCAGCGGGCCGCCGCGGCGCACCTGCAGGTGAACCCCAAGGATCGGGTGAAGATCAAGGTGGTCACGGTCGACGCGTTGCCGGCCGCGGCCCTGCCGCCCCCGCCCCAAATCTGTGTCGACTGCGGGATCGCGGTCACTTCCGGCCACAACCGGTGCATTCCCTGTCTGAAGGCCTTCTATCAGGCCTGCCGGGACGCCGATCCCTTCGGAGGAGCGGCCGAGGCCGGTCTGGAGGGCGTTCCGGCCAACTTTCGAGCGTTGGAGAAGGCCTGATGGCGGAAAACATCGCTTTCATGCAGATCGGCAACGCCTGGTGGTGCGATCAGCACTCCGGACTCCATCAGGGGCTTCTGATCGGCTTCGACCACGAACATCGCAAGCGTTTGCACGCTCTTTTCTTCAATGTGACCCCGGTGGCCGATTTTCACTTCGACATCGAGGTGGCCGACGTCGTTCCCGAGCTGGCCGAGGCCGAAGACATCGTTCCCGAGGATCTGATCCGGAAAATGCGCGATGTGAGGGAGCAATACGGGCAATGACCGTCTCCGCCGAGCAGATCGTGATGTGGTACCGGGAACGGCGCTCCGCGGCCGGCCCGTTGCACGCCCGGATGCAGGAGATCCGCGATCTCTACAACGGCGACGTCCAGGTGCCCCTGCCCGAGCTGGACCGCAACGAGCAGCCCGCGGTGGCCAATCTCATCTCCCAAGGGCTCGATCAGATGGCCATGCGGGTCGCGTCGACCCTGCCGTCCATCACCTACACCCCATTGAAGCCCGGACAGGCCAAATCCGAGGAATACGCCCGGATTCGCCGCCTGGCCAACTACAGCTGGTGGCAGCTCAACCGATTCGACCGCCTGCAGCGCAAACGGGCCCGGTGGCTGATCGGTTACGCCGCCGCCCCGGTCATCATGCGTCCCGACTTCAAACGGCGGATTCCGGGGTGGCAGCCGGCCGATCCGCTCAACACCTACCCCTCCGAGATGGATCCGGTCGATGTGATGCCGTCCGACACCATCTTGAGCTACAAGCGGTCCCTGGCCTGGCTCCGCCACCTTTTCCCCGGTCCCATCGGCGCCCTGGAGGTCGGACCGAAGGCTACTCCGGACACCATGATCGAACTGCTGGAGTACGTCGATGACACTGAGCACGTTCTTGTCGCAGTGGGAAAAGCTCCAGAGGCAGACCGGGTTCCTTTCGGTCAGGCCCCTCGTTCTACCGGCCGACCGTATGTTGACCTTCAGCGCTTCGAGAACCGTCTGGGACGCTGCACGGTGGTCTATCCGACCCGGCCCAGTCTGGAGCGTCCCACGTCTCAGTTCGATGGTATGCCCAGCTTGTACAAGACGCAGGCACGGGCTATGGCCCTATGGCTTATCGCCGCCGAGCGTGCTGTGTTTCCTGACACGTGGTTCATCTCCCGCCCCAATGAGACTGTCGACGTCATCGAGGAGCCTGACGGTCGGGCCGGTATTCCGGGTCGGGTGAAGGGTGGCGACCTGCGCGAGGTCACCACCACGCCGGCTCCGGGCACGGCCCAGATCGTGGACCTGCTGGAGCGCAATCAGCGGGTAGGCGCCGGCCTGTCCCCGGACTTCGGGGGCGAAAACCCGACCAATGTGCGAACCGGTCGGGCCGGTGAGCAACTTCTGTCAGCCACGGTGGACTTCTGGGTGCAGGAAGCTCAGGAGACCCTGGCCGTCGCCTACCAGGAAGAGAATGCCCTCGCCGTCAAGATCATGCGAGCGTATTTCGGGGATGAGCCCAAGAGCTTCGTCGTCAACTTCAAGAAGGTCAACGGCCAGGTCGACTACATCCCCCTGATCCACTTCGACAGCTCGACCAACGTGGTCAGCTGGCCGGCGGTGGGGGCCGACGTGAACAGCCTGGCCATCGGCATCGGCCAACGGCTGGGCCTGGGCGAGATGTCCATCCGCACCGCCCAGGATCTCGACCCCTACATTGACGACTCCGAACGCGAGCACCGCCGGCTCACCACCGAGCAAATCGAGAAGGCGCTCATCACGTCGATTGATCAGGCCGTGGCCTCCGGGCAGATCGGCCCCCTGGAAGTGGCCCGACTGGTGGAGCTGGTCCGCACCGGAGACATGCAGATCTACGAGGCGTTCCAGAAGGTCCACCAGGAGATCGTGGACCAGGCTCAGCAACAGCAACAGCCTCCGGGCCCGAACGGGGCACCTCCTGGCGCTCTCGGGCCCGGGGGGCCACCGGGGGCCGGTCTAGCAGGCGCTGGCCCCGGTGGTCCGGGCGGCGGTCCTCCGGGTCTTACCAACCCGGGGATCGCGGCCCAGCTGGGGATGGGGATGCAGAATCCGCCCGGCCAGACCATCGCCGCGCCCACCCCGGGCGTGCAGCACATGGCCCAGCTGTTCAGCGCCCTGCGGCCTAGGCGGGTGTGATGCCTCGAAACCGACCGGGAGGAATGCGAGCCGGCGACCCCGGCACCAACTATCCCAATCGAAGCGATCTCAACACTCAGCCCAATCTGCCGGTCCGGGTGGCCACCAATCAAACCTACGGGAAGGCCCAGGCTCAGGCCCAGGCCCAGCGGACCGTGCCGATGGCCCCTCCTCCCACTCTGATGGGGCCTCCCGGTGGGGCACCGCCTGGTCCGACCGGATCACCGGCCGGCGGACCGGCGGCCCCGCCGCCGCCCGGTATTCCGCCCGGCGCCTTCGGGGACATCCACCGGCCCACCGAGCGACCCCTGGAGCCGGTCACCGCCGGGGCTGCCCTCGGGCCCGGTCCGGGCATGGAGGCACTGCAGGGTCTTCCCGATCAGGGCACCACCCAGCTGTCCGGTCTGCTGAGCGCCATCGCCCAGAGTTCGGGTAACTCCGCTCTGGCTCAGCTGGCCGCCAAGGCCGCCGCCAACGGGCAGTAAATGGCCGGGCCCCAGGTCTCCCCCAGCCCGCTCCCGCTTCCGCCGGCCGCGCCGGCTCCGGGTGGGCTCGATCTCATGCTGCGGGCCATGAGCAACGCCGCCCCCCAGCTCGACCCGAGCGTGCACGCCGCCATCGCCCAATCCCAGACCGATCCCCAGGCCGCGGTGAACGCGGCTCAGGCCACCATGGGCTACCAGAACGCGGCGGCCATGGTCGACCAGCTCAACAGCTACAGCCTGTCCGACCGGACCGCCACCTACAACGCCATGCCCCGCTCCACCCAGCAGGCCCTGGTGGCCGCCGGCTTCAAACCGCCCAGCCACGGCGGGGGAATCGGCGGATTTTTCCGGCACGACATCCTCCATCCCCTGGCCCAGGTGGTCACCAGCCCGCTCAAGTCTCAGGCCGGCAAGGACGTCATGGGCGCCCTCGGCGCCGGCCTGCGCTTCAGTCAGCACCTGGAGCGGATGAACATCGGTCTGGGCTCTCCGGTCAGCCCCATCGGTGTGATCGCGCCCACCATGACCAGTTCGATTGATCGCTCCATGCAGCGCCAGGCCTTCCATCCCAGCGAGTGGGCCAACATCTGGGACGAGACCGCCAACGGGCAGCACTACATCCTCCCCCAGATCCAGCGCCAGGTGCAGAAGCAGTACGGCGACGACACCTACCAGCTGGCCCTCCGACTGGCCACCGGAGCCGATCCGGCCGCCATCGTCCAGTCCTTGCCCGCCGATCAGCAGGGGGCCATGCTCAATCGGCTCCAGACCGATCCCAAGCTGCACGAGGCCACCGCCGCCCTTAACGCCGGTCACCTGTCGTTCGGTCACGCGGTGATGACGCCCAACTTCATCATCCACCATCCCCGCATCGGCAACGACCTGTCCGGATTGCTGGACGCGGCCTACGACTGGAACATGGATCCCACCGTCATCGCCGGCAAGGCTGGTAAGGCGCTCAGCGTGGCCCGCTACTTCGTGGGCGACTCCGAAGCGGTGCGGGATCTCTACTACGCCGGATCCCACTGGAAGGTCCAGCTCCGCAACGGGGTCACGTCCACCGTGGCCGAACCGGCCAACATGGCCGACCGGCTCCGCTACAGCGGATCCCAGAACTTCCGCACCGCGGTGCAGGACATCGCCAGCCGCATCCGCAACGAGGGAGCCCAATCGGCCGCCGGCCTGCTGGAGCGCTACCCCGACCTGCAACCGGTCATCCCCCACATGGTCCAGTCGGGCATGGACACCCCGATGAAGGTGCTCGACTTCTTTTCCGACGGCATGGGCGGCACCGCCTCCATTCTCAACGGCCGGGCCGCCCGCATCGGAGATCTGCGGGGCGGAGTGGTGCCCCACCTCAACTACATCGGTCAGCAACGGCTGGCCACCCGGCTGAGCCAGGCGATTGATTTCACCGCCGACGGACCGAACGAGGTGCCCGTCGGCGAGGGCGACATCATCGACCACCCAGCGAACCCGCCCGGACCGATCAAGAACATCGCGGTCGGAGCGGCCCGCTGGGGACTGGGTGGTCGGACCCAGAGCCTGCGCCGGCTGTCCACTCTGGTCTCCCAAACCAGCACTTTCGATCCCAGCAACCCCGAGACCCTGGGCCGGCTGCGCGACATCGCTCTCTACGCCCTGCCCCGAGCCCAGGCCGATCAGGTGGTCAACGCCTTCGCCGCCACTGCCGATCTGGGCCTCAAACGGAAGATCTTCGCCGGCCTCATGGAGAACATGGGCCGGGCCGCCGGCATTGACGAGGACAGCGCCCTGTGGCAGCACTACATGAGCCGGTTCACCATGGAAGGCGGCGACAACGTGGCCGCCCCCACCCGGCGCTTCGCCCCCGACGGCCAGGACACCTTCGACGCCGGCCACACCAATCCCACCAACGTGGCCATCCTGGAGAACCAGGCCACCGACGAGTGGGGCATCCCCGACTTCAAGACCTTCCGCATGAACGCCAAGAAGTCGGCCATGATGCGAGCCACCGTCGGCGCCGTCAACGCGGGCTGGATGGACAAGTACATGCGGCTGTGGCGGGGCATGACCCTGGCCCGGCCCGGCTTCGGTCTGCGGGTGGCCGGCGACGAGGCCTTCGCCTTCATCCTGCGCGAGGGCCCCCTCGCCTACCTCCAGGCCCGGCTGGCATCCAGCATCGCCAACCGGGCCGCCGCCGCCCCTGAGTTGAGCGTAGCCGAGCAACAGGCCCGCTCCATCTATCGCCGGCTGACCGAGGACATGCCCACCCGGGTCCGCAACAGCATCACCAACCCCACCGACCTGGCCGCGGCCCAGCTGGGCCAATCGACCCGCACCGCCATGCAGCGAGTGGACGGGGCCCTGTCCCAGGGCAAGTACATGGCCGGGGCCCGTAAGCTCATCCAGAACGGGGTGCAGGACACCGAGGGCGGCTACGCCGATCACATCTGGGCCACCACCCAGCCCTTCGACACCGACCTGGCCCGGGGCCGCCCCCAGCCGGTGACCCTGCAGAACGGCCGCAAGCTCAAGGCCGAGTTCGTCCGCACCGGTAAGTACGTCCAACTCGACAAGGGCCACGAGGGCTACCTGCAGGCCTACCACAACCAGCTCGATGAACTGGCCAACAGCCGGTGGGCCAACACCTCCATGACCCACATCGACGCTCACCCCGACGACCGGATGCGCGAGGTCTCCGACCACATCCAATCGAACGAGAAGTTGTGGAAGCGCTTCATCCGTTACCTCGGCACCCGGGATGGCAACCTGGTCGCCACCGGGGAGACCACCCGCCAGGCCGCGGCCGAGGATCACGCCCTGGCCGTCAGTCAGCTGGTGGATGCCTCCGTGAAGACCCCGCTCGGTGAGCACATCCGGGCCGCCTTCGGAGCGCCCGGGAAACCGTTCGGAACCGGCGACGAGATGACCATGGCCGAATACCTCCAGGAGTACGGCCAATCGCCCTCGGTGGAGAAGCTGGGCCAGATCCCCTTCGAGCAGAGGCCCCAGTTTGCCAAAGGACCCGAGCAGGTGCTGGGTTTCGGCCGCACCGGCAACTTCCTGCAGCAGCTCACCGACAAGACCTTCGAGAAGATCGTTTCCCCCCAGCTCAACTGGATCAGCCGCCAACCGATCTTCCTGCACAACTACACCGTGTCCCGGGATGCCTGGGCCCGCCAAGCCAACATCTGGCGCCAATCGGGCATGAGCGAGAACAAGATCGAGGAGCTGACCCACCAGTACGCCATGCAACGGGCGTTCAAGCTCACCGTCCCCTACATCCACAACCCCGAGCTGAAATCCCAGATGTCGGTGATGACCCGCAATCTGGCCCCGTTCTGGTTCGCCCAGGAGCAGGCGTACAAGCGCTACGCCCGCACCCTCAAGGTGGCGCCCTGGGGTGTGCGCCAGGCCCAGCTCATCAATCAGGGACTGGTCCACGCCGGGTTCATCCACACCGACCAGCAAACCGGGGCCGAGTATTTCGTCTACCCGCTCACCTCCATCGGGATGGACGTCATCACCCGGGTGTTGAGCCACTTCAATCAATCGGCCACCCTGCCCGTCAGCGCTGGATTGATCGGCCAGGTGTCGGGCCTCAGTCCGTCCTTCGAGCGCATGGGCCTACCCAACTTCGGTCCCTTCGTGGTCACCCCCATGAACGCCATCAAATCCATGGCCCCCCGCACCACCGCGCTGGTGGACACCGTCCTCGGCCAGCAGGCCTCCAACCAGGGACTGCTGAAGCCGCTCCTGCCCGGCAACATCGTGCGGGCCATGGACATCCTGGCTCCCGACGCCCTGGACCATTCTCAGGCCGCCTCAGCTCAGATGCAGGCCATCCAGGCTCTGGAGGCCACCGGTCATGGCCTTGGGGCGCCGGCTACCAACAACCGGGGCACCTACAACGGGACCGGAGTCCCGCCCGGGTTGGGCGGCAAGACCGGCGACTACTTCACCGACGTGCACGGCACTCAGTACGTCATGCAGGGCGATGGCCGGTGGCGGGCCAACGACGCCGCGGCCATGGACCAGTACCTCAAGCGAGTGGACAAGTGGACCCGCTCGTTCATGGTGATGCGGGCCATCCTCGGCCTGTCCGGCCCGGCTTCCCCCGAAGTGCAGTTCAACCCCGACAACCTCCACCAGGATCTGCAGCGCTACCTCAGCGACAAGGGAATGACCGTCAGCCAGGCCCTGACCGCCTTTCTGCAACAGCATCCCGATGCCAGCGCCTACACCGTCTTCCAGACCAAATCCGGTGACGGGACCCCGGCTCCAGCGGTGGCGCCGGCCATGGCCTGGATGGACGCCCATCACAACTTCGTGGCCGCCCACCGCGACGCGGCCAGCTACTTCATCCCCATGCCCGACACCACCGGGAAGTTTGATCTGCCCGCCTACCAGGAGCAGCTGGCCGAAGGGTTCCGGGTCAAGAAGTCACCCAAGGAGTTCTACAACGACGTGGTCTACGCCATGTCGGCCAACACCTACTTCAACGCCCTGGACAACAAGAACCGATTGGTGTCCGCCCCGCCGGCCGGCATGACCAAGTCCGACGTCACCGGGGCCTGGACCCAGTGGTCCCAGAACTTCATGGCCACCAACCCCCTCTTCGCTGATCAGCTCACTTCGTCGAATGGGCCATTGGTGCGAGCCCAGATCATGGAGGACGTCGGCCACGCCCTCAACGATCCCAACCTGCCCCACACGCCTCAGACGGTGGACGTGGCCACCCTCTACGACGGCTGGCACAACTGGCAGGCCATGGTCACCACCGGCCCCAACTCGCCCCAACTCTCCTCAACCATGAAGAGTCAGGTCGACCAGCAGTTCGCCATCTGGGCCGAGCAGTTCGTGACCCAACACCCTGACGTGCGGCCCCTCTACGAGAAGGCGATCAAGCCCAATCTCATCCCGGTGCTCGACGCCATGGCCAATGCAGGAGGGACCGTGTAATGCCTCCCCCCGGGGCTCAGACCATCAACTCGAACACCACCCAGATCCCCACCAGCCCGGGGCTGACTCCGCCGGCCACCTCGTCCATCGACTTCAGCAACCCCAACGCGGTGGCCTCGGGCGCCGGCCTGGGGGCGGTCACCGGCAGTACTGGCACGGTGTACCCGCCCGGCGTCACCTCCATGACGCCGTACTCCCTCGGCCAGATGGAGACCGAAGCCGGCGCCATCAGCGTGGGTCCCGACATCGCCGCCCTGCTCGACATCGCCCCGGGCAACTACTCGATGCCCGACCTGCTGTCCCACTTCAACTCCTTGAGCCGGGAGCAGCTGATCCAGCTCCAGGGCCAGCTGGCCGCGGGCGGCTTCTACACCGACTCCAGCGGCCAGCCCATGGCCAACCCACCCACCTACGGGGCCCACGACAATCAATCGTTCATGGCTTTCGCCAACGCATTGATGCAGACCGCCCAGCTCGGCCACACCGCCGACCAGAAGGGCACCACCAACAGTGTCGACACCGTCATCGCCAACAACATCTCCTCCGGCCTCGGCCAGATCGGCAAGGCGGCATCGCTCAGCCCCACGGTGGAAGGCGGCAACACCTACCAGATCGACCTGACCAACCCGGCCGCAGTACGGGAGCAGGCCACCGGCATCTTCCAGGCCGCGCTGGGCCGCAACCCCACCCAGGACGAACTGAGTCGTATCACGACCTATGTCCAGGGTGGCGAGGCCGCCTTCCAGGGGGCCCGCAACCAGCAGGCCGAGAACGCCAGCCAGGCCAAGTTCCAGGCCGACCTGACCGCCAAGCAGGCCGCCAACGCCCCGCAGGTGACCCTGGGCCCGGTGCCCAACGGCCCGTTCAACAGCGTGGGCCAGTGGGCCGCGGCCTTCCTGCAGTACCTGGGCGGAGGCAACACCAACCTGGTGACCTCGTCCAACATCGCCATGATCATGGGCTGGGCCAAAGCCAACGGCGACGGCCTGGACAAGAACAACCCCCTCGGCGTCACCCTGGCCGAACCGGGCAGTGAGCAGACCAAGGGCGGCACCCTGCCCTCGGCCCAGAGCTACAACAACCCGGCCGACGGGATGCGGGCCACGGCTCAGACCCTGGCCAACTTCCCTCTGCTCATGCAGGCCCTCGAATCCGGCGACGGGGCGGGCCAGCTCGGCAACAAGGCGTTCCAGGATGAGCTGCGCCAGTGGAGTTCGGGCGGCTACAGCGACATCACCAAACAGGTGTCCGGATCCCAGAAGCAGGCGGCCAGCTTCGCCCAGCAGTACGGCGCCGGCCAACCCGGCACCGCGGCAGCTACCGCGCCTCAGCCATCGGTGAACGTTCCAGCCGGAGCGGTGGGGACCAGCCAGGAAGCCAAGCTGGCCCAGAGCCAATACGAGAACCAGCTGGCTCAGGGCCAGCAGGCCGGCACCCCTCAGGATCCCGCCGTGGCCGCCACCCTCCAGGCCGGCGCCACCAATCCGGCGGTGGGGGCCTACCTCCAGGCCGGCTACAACGAGGCCCACGGCCTGGGCGACATGGTGGCGCCCCAGACCGCCAGCCTCGGCCAACAGCCGGTCGCCCCCGGGACCACCTACATCCCGTCCACCACCCTCACCCAGGTCCAGCCGGCCACCGCTGAGCAGGCCGCCTACCAGGCCGCCACAACCGGCGCCAACCGTATCGAGTACGGCGCCATGAACTACCTCAACCTGTTCAAGGGCCTGATGTCCTTCATCCAGCAAGGCGGATTCAAGTGAGCTTCGCCCCGCCGGTCAACGTCCTCAATCCCAACATCCAGGCCGCGGTCGCCAACGTCGACCCCACCGTGGTCTCGACGGTCATGCGCACCGCTGAAGGTCTTGGCATTGATCCCAACCTGGCCCTGGCCATGATGATGACCGAGTCCAAGGGCGACCCTCGCGCCGTGGGCGATAACGGCTCCAGCTACGGCCTGTTCCAGCTCCACCAGGGTGGGGAGCTGGGCAACCTCAGCCCGACCCAGGCGTTTGATCCGGCCACCAACGCCCGGGTGGCGCTGACCCAGCTGGCCCGGGTGCTGCAGGCCAACCCCAACATCGACCCGGGGCAGGCCGCGGCCATGGCCCAGCGCCCGGCCGACCGGACCGGCTATGCCTCGACGGTCAACGGCTACATGACCGGCAACTCCGGGGGCGGGGCCACCGGCACCACCGGAGGGATGGGCGGGACCGACTGGACCCAGATGTACAGCTACGCCTCGTCCCTGCTGGGGATGCCCTACGTCTACGGCGGTACCGGTAATGGCGGCTACGACTGCTCGGGCTTCACCCAGGCCGTGTACGCCCAGATGGGCATCCACATCGGCCGGGATACCTCAGCCCAACTCCAGAGCGGCCAGACCGTCGGCCAGGATGGCCAATGGCAGACCGACATCAGCCAGCTCCAGCCCGGCGATCTGATCTTCTACGGCCAGCAGGGCGGCACCGGACCCAACGCCCACGTGGTCATGTACATCGGTAACGGCCAGGTGATCCAGGCCGGCGGGCGGAACGTCAACGTCACCAACCTGTTCCAGGCTGCCTCCCCCAACGAGCCGTTCCTGGGGGTGCGCCGCTACACCGCCTTCAGCAACGCTCCCACCGGAGGGGCGTCGGCCTCGTCGGCCATGGGCCCGCCTGGCAACACCTCGGCGCCGTCGTGGAACGGCCAGCCCCTCACCATGTCCGACATCCCGGCCGTGGACGACTACATCAAGGCCAACTGGGGATCCGACGCCTGGCTCCTCACCATCCCCGAGGTGAAACAGATCCTGGAGCAGGGCGCGGTCAACGGCTGGGACGTCGACCGGACCATGGCCAAGATCGAGCAGACCCAGTGGTGGCAGACCACCTCGGGATCGGTGCGTCAGTATCTGGCCGACAAGAACCAGAACCCCGGCGACTACACCTTCACCACCCCGGGCTCGAAGGCCTCGGCCCAGCTGGCCCACATCCAGGACATGGCGGCCAAGGCCGGCGTGACCCTCACCACCGCCCAGGCCCAGCAGATCGCCACCAACTCCCTCATGTACGGCTGGGGGGATGAGCAGACCCAGGCCGCCATCGGCGCCTCGGTCAACCCCACCACCGGAGGCAACGCCCAGTCGGTCATGCAGCAAATCAACGGCGCCGCCGCCGATCAGTTCCAGAAGCTCAGCCCCCAGGTCGCGGCCAGCTGGGCTCAGAACATCGCCGGGGGCACCCAGACCATGGATCAGTTCCGGGCCCAGATGGCCCAGGACGCAGCGGCCCGCTGGACCGGCTACGGCCCCCAGCTCCAGCAGGGCATGACCATGAACCAGCTCACCAACAGCCTCCGTCAGAACGCGGCCCAGACGATGGAGATCGACCCCAACTCGATTGATTTCGTCGGCAACCCCATGTACTCGAAGATCCTCGACTACGTGCCGGCGAACTCCCCCAACGGTGTCCACCGAGTGATGACCCAGTCGGAGATGGACGCCTACCTCAAGAGCCAGCCCCAGTGGGATGGCACCCAGCAAGCCCGGGATCAGGCCGCCAACCTGGCCACCACGATCACCCAGGCCTTCGGAAAGATGGGATAGCAGCATGGCAACCAAGGCCGCCCCCAAGCCCGCCCCGTTCAATCCGTACGCGGGACGCGACCAACAGCTCTACACCGAGCTGACCCAGATGATCGGGGCCTGGTCCAAGGCCACCGGAGTACCGGCTCCCAACGCGGCCCAGATCGCGGCGTGGGAGAAGCAGTACGGCAACACCCTGCAGGGCCAGTTCAACACCGAGTCGGCCAACATCGGCTACTACGCGGCCCGCGATCCCCACCTGCCGGTCACCACCCGGCCTGCCATCATCGCGGAGGCCCAGAAGGATCCCCGCTGGGCCGGGCTCGACGCCTTCGGTCGGGCCATGCTGGAGCAGCAGTACAACCTCAAGCAGACCGGCTACGCCGGGGAAATGCTGGGGATAAACGCTCCGATGGTCCCCCTCGGGACGCCGCCTCCGCCGCACACCGTGGCCGCCCCATCCAACGCCTTGTCCTCCACTCAGCAGGGGGCGTGGGCGACCCTGCAGGCCACTCTGCGCAGCTACGGATTCACCGGGACCAGCCTCACGCAGCTGATGGCCTGGGCCAAGAACGAGATCATCAAAGGCAACAGCCCCGACCAGATCGCTCTCGACCTCCAGCAGACGGCCCAGTTCAAACAGCGGTTCCCGGCCATCGGCGTCCTGAGCCAGCAGGGCGTGGCCATGACCCCGGCCGAATACATCTCCGCCGAGCGGTCCTACGCCGCGGCCGAACACGCCGCCGGCCTGCCCGTCAACTTCGCCTCGTTTGATGCTCTCATCGCCAACCAGGTCTCCCCGGTCGAATACCAGACCCGGCTGCAGCAGGGCTACCAGGCCGTGGCCCAGGCCGACCCGACGGTGGTGCAGGCCTTCCAAGACTTCTACGGCGTCACCAAGGGCCAGCTGGCCGCCTACTTCCTCGATCCCAAGGCCCAGGAGCCGGCCCTGCTGCAGCGGGCCATCGCGGCCCAGATCGGCGGAGCGGCGGCCATGTCAGGCTTCCACGCCCCAGGCGGACCGACCACGACCGAGGGCATCACCGCGGCCCAGGCCCAGCGCATGGCCGAACTGAACGTGACCCAGGCTCAGGCTCAGCAGGGATTTCAGAAGCTGGGCGCTGAGACTCAGCTCTACAACCCGCTGCCCGGCGCCGGCCATGTCGGCAACGCCCTGACCGCCGACCAGTTGCTCAACGCCCAGTTCGGCTCCGACGCCCAGGCCCAGCTCCAGCTCCAGGCCCAGGCCGAGTTCAACGCGGGCCAGACCCGCCAGGGCGGCACCGTGGGCCAGACTGCGGCCGGCGCCACCGGGTTCGGGACCCTGCAACGCTGATGAACTCCAAGCTGGCCACCGTAGGCCTGCTGATCTTGGGCACCATCCTGGTGGTCGGGGGCGTGGTGCTGGCCATCATCGGATCGGACGACGGACCGGCCTGGGTGGGCAAGACCGTCGCCATCATCGTGGGCGCACTGGTGGCCATCGCCGGGGGCAGCCAGCTACGGCACCACGACAGCGAATGACCGCGCGACTACACGTTGGCTTGGGGAAGGGCCCAACGTGGCGGTAGTCCAGTCCGTTCGAGCCGGACCGCGGCCACTAACTGGTTGACACGCCAGCAACGGTAGTCGTACCCTCATCCCCAGGACGTGAGCCCCGTGGGCCGTCCGAGCGCCGTTGGCACCCTCCGAGCAGTGCCAGCGTGAACGCCCCGCTCGTTGACGTGGCCCTGTTGTAGCCCGGCTCCAGACCTCCACGACCTAATCGCCTTCCGGGCCCCCGCCCCGCGTCCTCCCGCGGTTGGCGCGAAAGGAAGTGGAGCGTGTCCAACGTCGATGATCAGTTCGATCCCGAGGACTACGAAGGCGTCCAAGAACGGATGGCGACCCTCCCCCGCCGGGAGATCCGCCGATTCGAGAAGGACCGCCGGGAGTTGGCCAGGGCCCAGCAGGAGCGGGATGACGCCGTGCGTCAGCTCGTCTTCGCCCGGGCCGGGATTGATCTTGATGACCCAGCTGCCGAGTGGTTCCTGAAGGGCTACGACGGCGAGATGACGGCTGATGCCGTGCGGACCGCTGCCGTGAAGGCCCGGCTGATTCGTGACGGTGGGGGCGGTACGCCCATCACCGACGCCGAAGCCCAGGGCCACGAGCTGATGAGCCGGGTTGCCAACGGGGCTCAGAACGTCAACCAGGAAGATGACATCACCCGGGGTCTCAAGGACATCCGGAACAACATCCACTGGCGGGACGCCGACAAAGCCCGGGACGAGATCATGCGACTCGTGGATGCGAACGACATCAAGTACTACCCCGGTGCAGCACTGCCGGGGGCCTAACAGAAAGGCGGCCTGATGGCCCTCACTGTCCAGGCGTCCACCGACTTCGCCCAGAAGGCGTACGAGTTGATGACGTACTACGCCCTCAGGCCTGAGCTGTATTACGACGCGGTCGCGGACGTCAAGCCCTCCAACCAATCTCAGCCTGGTACCAGCGTGCAGTTCACCATCATGGCGGACCTGGCGCTGGCCACCACCCCACTCAACGAGCAGACCGACGTCACCCCGGTGCCCCTCTCGGACACCACCGTGCTGGTCACCATGCTGGAGTACGGCAACGCCGTCACCACCACGGCCCTGGCCCGCGGGACGTCGTTCGTCAACCTCGACCCGGTGGCCGCCAATGTGGTCGGCTACAACGCGGGCCGGTCGGTGGACACCATCGCCGGCAACGTGCTCAATGCCGGCACCCAGGTCGCCTATGCCATCGGTGACGGCACCGTCACCCCGGTGTCCCGGGCCACCGTCCAGGTCAAGAACACCCTCGTCGCCGCGGACGTGCGCAAGGCCCGGGCCATGCTCGTGCGCCAGAGCGTCCCCAGCATCGGGGGGTACTACATGAGCTTCATCCATCCGGATGTGGCCTTCGACCTGCGGGGCCAGGTGGGCTCCGCGACCTGGAACGAGCCCCACGCCTACTCCAGCCCGGAGAACATCTGGACCGGCGAGATCGGCAGCTTCTCGGGGGTCCGTTTCATCGAGACCCCCAACGCGGCCCTGTTCGCCAACACCGGTTCGCCCTCGACGGTCGACGTCTACGGCACGCTGTTCATGGGACGCCAGGGGCTGGCCAAGGCCCACAGCTACGTGGACGGCAACCAGGACAACCCGCTCATCGTGCCGGGCCCCGTGGTCGACGCCCTGCGTCGGTTCGTGCCCATCGGCTGGTACCACCTGGTCGGCTACGGCATCTTCCGCCAGGCCGCCGTGCTGCGGATTGAGGGTGCTTCGACCATCGGCGCCAACTAATGGCGACCAAGACCAAGCAGGCCGAAGTGGCCACCCAGGGCGTGGTGGTGTCGACGTTGGTGGTCGGCCAGACCGGCACCATCGCCTACGACGCCGGCCCGCCGGATACCGACGTCACCTTCACGGTGGCGCCGCCCGGCGGCGGAGTGACCGAGCGCACCGTCCGCACCGACGACAACGGCCGGGCGGAAATCGAGCTGGTCCCCAACACCGTCGGTGAGCTGAACGTAGCCGTGACCCAGACTGCCGTGACCAGTCTGGGCGCGGCCACCGCCGAAGTGGTCATCGGGGTAGCGCCGCCCGCCCTGGCCATCACCGGACTCGACCCGCCCGACAGCGAAGTCGGCCCGCCCCAGAGCTTCCTGCTCACGGTGGAGGGCGACGGATTCGACATCAACACCAAGATCGGTTTCGGCGTGTTCTCGCAAGAGGAAGCCGATGCCGGCCTGGGCGAGGTGGGCGAACCCAAGTGGGAGCTGGGCACCCGGTACATCGACGGCACCCACGTCGGGCTCGACATCAGCGCCGGCCAGTTCCCGGGCGCCGACCCGGCTGTCCCGGTGGTGGTGGGGGCCCCTGATGGGACGGTGGCCGGTCCGGTCAACTTCGCCTTCACCGAACCGGTGGCGGCGGACGAGGCCACAACTGAAACGCAAGCAGAGGAGGAAGCCAATGCCGAATAAGGGATGGTCCAACGCGGGTGGCGAGGCGGTCAGCTCGACCACCCGCAACACGGGCGTGAACACCGACTGCTCGGACGCCGAGCCGTTCACGACCGGATCCAGCATCGCCAGCACGGGCAACCCGGGCGACATGGGTTCGCGGTCGGATCTGTTCGAGGTGCCGGGCCAGCTGTCCGGTAGCTGATGGCCAAGCTGTCCCAGGGCGGGAGGGCGATGATCTCGACCTCGAACTTCGCCATCCCGTCCCGGGCCAAGACCGCGTCAGCCAAGAAGCAATCGGGCAACTACCCGATCAACGACGCCAGCCACGCCCGCAACGCCCTGTCCCGGGTAGCCCAGCACGGCAGCTCGGCCGAGAAGGCCCAGGTGCGGGCCGCGGTCAAGAGGAAGTACCCGGGCATCGGCAACAAGAAGGGAGGGAGCAAGAAGTAATGCCCCGCATGGATGAAGAGTTTTCCACCCACCGGCTCCGCCAGTCGATTGGTGACCCCAGCCGTTACGTCCCCGACACGCTGGCCGATCAGCTCCGCAACAAGGGCAACACCAAGCTGGAGATCCCCACCGACGCGGCCGGCAATCCCTCGCCGGTCCCGGCCAGCTATCCGGTCCCGGGCAACGCCGGCTTCGACAACGACAACGACGCCGACGATTACAACTGGGCCGCCTACCAGCAGGGGTCGACCACCTCTTCGAGCGGGCCGCCCTGATGAAGACGTTCATGCCCCCGGCCGACACCCAGATCACCGGAGCTATCCCGGCCTGGGCGGTGCTGTCCGAGCTACCGGAGATGCGGCTCATGTCGTTCTATGAGCCCTACGCCCGGAGCGTGAACGTCTACAAGATGGCCAACGGCCAGTACAAGCGCGACGACGTGGAGATGGTGTGGCCCGCCACCGACGCCGTGCCCAACGACGTGATCAGCAGCACCTGGGGGCTGGGCTCCATCGGCCCCCAGTTCATGCTCATCGACAACCCCGTGGTCTTCGTTTACTACTCCGGCCACGAATACCAGATTGACGACGACGAGGCCGCCGCCCTCACCGCGGCGGGCTATGGGGCGTACATCACATGATCCGGACCCACTACGGCCAGCACGAGGCCGACTGCTACGGCTGCAAGCTGCAGACCATCCAGTACGGCCCCGTTATCGACGTGGCCCCTCAGACCCTCACCGAGCGCCGCTGGGACCGCGACATGCCGGCCTACGCCCGGCTGCGTCGTGACGGCCTCCAGCCCCGCTCGGTGGACGGAGCGGGGGATCTGGAGCAACGTCTGGTCGAAGGCCAGATGGAGATCAACATGGGCCACCTCCTCCAGCCCAACCAGTACAGCCAGGCCCGGGAGTGCATGGAGGAATGCCAGAGCGTCAGCAGTCAGATTGATTGGTCCGAGACGGTGGCGGCCTACAAGCACAAGCAGCGGGACCAGTGACCACCCTCAACTACCTGGTCAACCAGGTGACCTCGCGCGCCCTGTCGGGGATGCGGGAGGAAGAGGCCGAGCTGTACCAGGACATGGACGATCAGGTCGAGATCGTGCACCTCCCGCCCGGCATCCCCCGCAGGTCGATGGAGCCGGGCGCCACCATCCAGGTCGACTACGAGCTGATGCGGATCATCTCGATTCTCGACCCGGCCACCCTCTCGGTGGAACGGGCCCTGCTCAACTCCGTCGCCACCGCCCACGCGGCCGGGGCCACCATCGTGGTCAACCCCCGGTTCCCGGCCGTGGACGTGGTGAGCGCCATCAACGAGGACATCGACGACCTGTCGGCTCCCACCAACGGCCTGTTCCAGATGCAGACCGCCACCGTGATCTTCAACCCGGCCGTCACCGGCTACGACCTGGGCGTCCCCCCGGGCCAGGTGATTGAGGCCTGGGAAGTGCGGGCCTGGGACTACGGATCCCAGCAGGCGTGGCCATTGATTGCGCCCACGTATTGGAAGCTCGACATGGGGGCGGACCCGAAGGTCTTCCCGTCAGGGGTCTCGATCAAGATCTACCGGGACGCCTTCCCGGGGCGGCCGGTCCGCATTCAGTACAAGGCTCCGTACTCCACCCCGCTCGTAGACCCAACCGATGATGTGGAGCTGACCACTGGCCTCCATAGCCAGGCGCACGACATCCCCGTCCTGGGTGCGGCTTATCGCCTCATGCAGTTTCGAGAGATCAAACGTACCTTCACCGAGGCGCAGGGTGAGCCCCGGCGGGCATCCGAAGTCCCAGTCGGCTCCAGCCTCACCGGGCTCAAGGGGATCCAGGCTCACCGCACCGACCGTATCAACGCCGAGCGGGAGCGGCTGAACAAGATCTACAAGCGGGCCAGGCGCTGAATGGCCCTGCTTCTGCGTTGGGCCCCGTTCTATGGACACGCGCCGTCCATGGCCAGCTACTTCAGTGGGTCATCCTCGGCCACCGATCTGGTGCCCGACCTGTACCACTGCAGCATCGCCGGCCGTCCCTACATGGTCGACTTCAGCCAGCCGTTCTATCGCCAGTACCGCCGGCAGATCGCCCAGATCATGCGGACCCAGGCCGACGCCTCCACCAATCCCGGGGAGCAGTCGCTCGACCCCAACGCCATGTGGCGCCGGTCGTTCGAGGGCTGGGATCTCGGGTGCGATCAGAACTTCGCGGACCGCAAGGACAGCCAGCCCAACCGGTACCGCGACAGCAAGGGCGTCGACACTCTGACCACCAAGTGGCAGATCTCCCTGCTGCCTGACACCACGGTGTTCCGGGCCTCCACCCGCTCCAACCTGAAGGTGCGCGAGGCCAACGGCTACATCTACGTGGCCGACGGCAACAACCTGTACTTCACCCCCCGGCCGACTCCCGGCATCGCCTGGACCCCGGCGTGGACCACGGTGGCGGGCACCCCGGCCAACCTCATCACCGGCATGGCCACCGACGGTTACAACATCTGGGTGGCCATGGGCCCGGGTGGGATCTGGCACACCATCGCCGGGTCGACGGGAGCGGCCGACAACTACGTGACCGGGGCGCTGTCGAACGCGGCGGTGGTGTCGTACATGAACGGCCGGCTGATGGTGGCTGACGGTAACAAGCTCTACAACATCGTCGCCGCCGGGGTGGCCCTGCCTGCCCCGCTGTTCACCGCCGGCAACCCCTCTTTCGTCTTCAACACTTTCGCCGAGGGCAAGAACGCCATCTATGTCGGGGGCAACGCCGGAGACCGCAGCTACATCTACGGCATGACCGTCACCTCCGACGGCCTCGCCCTGGGGGCTCCGGTGGTGCAGGGCCAGCTGGCTCCGGGCGAGATCTGCTATGCGTTGTACGGCTTCCTCGACTTCTTGATGGTGGGCACGTCGCTGGGGGCCCGCATGTGCACCACCGACGCCAGCGGCTCGATCAGCCTGGGCACCCTCATCCCCACCCCCAACCCGGTGATGACCTTCATGGGCTGGGATCGGTTCTGCTACTTCGGCTGGACCGGCTATGACGGCACCTCCACTGGGCTGGGCAAGATGGACCTGCAGAACCATGTGGTCCCCGGGCTGTTGCCGGCGGTGGCGTCGGATCTGATGGCCCCCGGCGGCGGGGTGGTCAGCTCGGTGTGGGTCCAGCCCGGCTACGTCCTCTTCGCCGTCAACGGCGCCGGTTTCTACGCCTCCGACCCCAACCATCTGGTGTCGACGGGCTACGTCGACAGCGGCCTGATCTTCTACGACCTCACCGACCCGAAGACCGCGGCCCAGCTCGACGTGTCCGGACCGATCAGCGCCGGCTCGTACTCAGCGGCCCTGGCGGTCAACGGCGGGAACTTCACCACCATCGGCACCCACAAGGTGGGCCAGCCTGAGCCGGTCACCTTCGGGGTGGGGCCGCGCACCGGGCAGTCCTTCGAGGTGCGCCTGACCCTCAACCGCGATCCGGTGTTCCCCAACACCGGCCCGGTGCTCACTCGCTGGACCCTGCGGGCCTATCCCGCCCCCCACCGCCCGCTCACCTGGCAGGTCCCGCTCATCCTCAACGAGGTGGTGGTGAACCTCACCGATGGCGAGGACTCCTACGACCCGCTGTCCGAGCTGGTGGCCCTGGAGGGCATCGCCAACCTGGGCCAGATGGTCACCTACCAGGAGGGCCCCTACAGCTACCCGGTGTTCCTCACCGACGTGGCCTTCTATCCCGACTACCCGACCCGGGACCGGCACTTCTTTAACGGCATGTGCCTGGTCACGCTCCAAGGTCTACCCCCCGGAGGGCAGTGATGACCGACCTCATAACTCCGTTGGTGTCCGCCCCGTTGCAGCGCATGTCCCATGCCGGCGCGGCGGTGCCCACCACGTTGGTGGGACAGATGAACCCCGGCGACCTGACCTGCGTCATCGCCGGCACCTCAGGCTGGCCGACCGGGGGAGCGGCGGGCCCGTTTCTGATCGTCATCGACGCCGGCTCCGGCAGCGAGGAGAAGATCCTCTGTTCGGCTCAGACCGGTGGCAACATCACCGTGGCCAGTGGAGGCCGGGGCTTCGACAACACGGCCCAGTACCTGCACAGCGCCGGGGCCCCGGTCGAGCACGTGGCCGGGGCGTGCGAGCTGGACGACGCCAACGCCCACATCTACGACACGTCACGTGATGACCCGTCCCATTCCAAGTACCCGCTGGTGTCGGGGGCGCGACCGTTCACTGGGCTGCAGGCGTTTAACGCCGGCCTGAATGCCACCGGTCCGGTCGGCCTCACCGGTCCGGTCACCGTCACCGGCAACGAGACCGTGTCGGGCACGCTGTCAGCGGGTAGCACGGCCACCGCTCAGGCTCTGGTGGCCACCCTGTCAGGCGCCAACGGACGATTCGTCGGCGGCGGGGTCAGCGGTCCCCCGACTGGCGGGCCCTACAACGTTGGTGACTTCATCGTCAACCAGGACGGGACCGTCTACATCTGCATCACCGCCGGCTCTCCGGGTACCTGGAAGTCGCCACCCAAGGGCTACATCGCTGAGTTCCAGGGGCCGTCGGTGCAGACTGACTGCTCCTCAGCCACCACCAATCTCATCGCGATCTCGTTCCCCGTGATCAATGGACGGCGCTACCGGGTCGTCCCGACGGCCAACGCCTCTCAGATCACTGCGGTCGGCAGTCCCCGCGCCTATCTCGGTTCCATCACTGGGCCCATAGCCCTGGATCCACCCGGCAACATCTACGTCTTCTTCTGGCCCACCACGCCCAACACGGGCTGGAACATCTACCAGCAGACCCATCTCTACTTCACCGCTAGTGGCAACGGGACGGCCACGATGCAGCTCCAGGCGAGCACCACCGCCGGGGCTCTGCGGTTTGGGGCCAACGGTTCCCAGGTCGTCGTGGAAGACATCGGCACCACCTAAAGGAGATTCATGAGCTACCAGTCTCAGGCCCAGCTCGCAGGCGACCCCCTTTTCCAGGGGCGGTCCACGTCCTGCGCCATGCAGCAGGCCGACACCTACATCAACGACCAGCGTCCCAACTTCGTGGCTGTGGCCGAAGCGGTCCTACGCGACGAGTCCACCGTCACCCTGACCTTCACCAGGCTGAACGCCGCTGCTCCGGGCGCGGCCGAGAAGGTCGACAACGGCGACGGCACCATCAGCCAGGAGAACGTCAGCGACGGGGATCTCCTGGCTGCCACCCAAGCCAACTGGCAGGTGGTGGCTGGCCTGTACTTCAACGAGGACGGGACACCCAAGACGTGACCGTCATCTGGCCACCTCCCGCCGCCGATATACCGGACGAGGGCGAAGACCCCCAGAGCAATCTGCTGCCCAACCCCGAGGACTTGAAGGCCATGAGCCGGGAGGAACGTCGGGAGATCTTCAGGCTCATCGAGAGCTGGGAAGGCCCGCTGGTGGAATGGGTCCGCCAGGAGATCCGCAAGCTGGACGGTGGAGCATGACCCTCAAGCGGGTGGCGATCCCTTCGCCCAACTACAGCTCCCGGGGTGGCAGCGCGGTGCGATTGATCGTGCTGCACACCGCCGAGGGAGCCACCACCTATCAATCACTGGGCAACTACTTCGCCAACCCGGGCGCTCAGGTCAGCTCCCACGTGGGGATTGATGACACCCCCAACACGGTGGGCGAGTACGTGCAGCGGGCCGGCAAGGCGTGGACCGCGGCCAACGCCAACCCCTACTCGATCCAGGCCGAGCTGTGCGCCTTTGCCGAGTGGGACCCGGCGACGTGGAATCAGCATCCGATCATGCTGCAGAACACCGCGGCGTGGATTGCGGAGGAGGCGGCTGTATTTGGAATCCCTATCGTCAAGCTCACCGCCGCCCAGGCCCAGGATGGCCGTTCCCGCGGTGTATGCCAGCACGTCGACCTCGGGGCGGCGGGCGGCGGTCACTGGGACTGCGGCCCCAACTTCCCCATCGACTCGGTACTCGCCATGGCCTCGGGTAGTGCAGGGCCGGCGCCCACCCCATCCCCCGGATCCACCACGAAGGGTAGGACCATGATCGCCAGCACATCCACCGGCAAGGGGTACTGGACCGCCACCTACGACGGGGCCGTGTATGCCTTCGGTGACGCCAAGTACGTCGACAACGTGTACGGGAAGATGGACCCGAAGACCTCCATCGTCGGGATCGCCGGCAAGGGCAACGACGGCTACTGGATGCTGGCCTCCGACGGTGGCATCTTCGCCTTCGGGTCAGCCGCCTATGCCGGGAGGCCGGACCGAGTCTGATGCCATGGCGGATCAAACGGCTCTGGTACTTCATCCTCCTGGGCGGGGCGTGCATCAGCCTCGGCCTGGTGGTCCTCTACCGGGACCGGTTCGGGGACACCCGGATGCTCGCCGCTGCCGCCATCGTCGGCGGGGTGGCCATGATTCTCAACGCCCTGCCGTCCGACGGCGGGGACGAGGGTGGCCCATGAACGGCGCCAACGCCTCGCCATGGTCCTCGTCTTCGTGGCCATCGTGGCCGGCGGAGGCGCCCTGGTCGAACTCATCTATCTCGCCGTGCGTTGGGCGCTAGGAGGCTGACGTGCAAGCACCCGTAACCCGAGGGCGGCTGGGGGCCCGGTCGGTCAACTCACTGGGGCTGGTCGGCGCGCCCCAGGTCATCAACAACCTGCCCCTGGTGGTCGACCTCCAGGCCTACGAGGGCGACGACCTGTTCGTGGACATCACCGTCAACAACCCCGACGGCTCGCCCACCGATCTGTCCCATGCCACCGTCACCGCCCAGGTCCGCACCTCTCCCAACGCCCTCGACATCCTGGCCAACTTCGAGGTGGTGGTGGCCTCCAACCAGATCCACCTGCAGCTGCCCAGCGCCCAGTCCCAGCTCCTGATCCTCCAGACCGCGTGGGACTGCCAGATGTCCATCGCCGGGGTGGTCACGACCCTGGCCGCGGGAACCATCTACTCCACTCCTGACGTGACGAGGTGACGTATGCCTGATGTCGCCAACGCCTCCCTGGACGCCGCCCAGCAGGCCATCCTGGCCCCGGGCACCCAGTACTGGCTGTCGGTCCACTCCGCCGATCCGGGGGGCACAGGAGCCGCTGAGGGCCCCGATGGTCGCCAACCAATCCACTTCGCGGCGTCGAGCGCCGGCAGCCAGCAATCGACCGACGCCCAGACCTGGCCCACGGTGGTGGGTGGGACCACCTACTCGAACTTCGGGGTGTGGACCGCGGCCAGCGCCGGCACCTACCTGCGGGGTGGGCAGCTGGCCCTGACGGTGGTGCCCCCGCCCGGTACCCAGCTCCAGTTCGCTCCGGGCGCGGTCGTCGTCAAAGCCGCATGATCCTCCGCTTCGCCCCGTACTACGGCCACAAGGCCTCGGGGGTCGACTTCTACCGGGGTGTCACCACCCAGGCCCAGAGCGCCCTGGCGGTGATGAACTTCTCCGGTCAGGCCTCGATGTTGGTCAACAGCGTGGGCCAGGGCATCGGGGTGATGAACTTCAACGGGGCGGCCATCATGGTCATGGGTCTGCGGGCCCACGGCCAGGGATCCATGACCTTCTCGGGACTGGCCACCGCCTGGTGGGTGCCGCCCTACTGCGTGACCGTCACCACGGGCCGGGCCCGACCGCTGGTCACGGTGACCGGCCGGGCGTCCCATCGGGTCAGCGTGGCGGGTCGCCCGGGCCCGGTGGCCACGGTGACCGGCCGGCCTCCATATCGAATAACGGTGAAGTCAGGAAAGTTGCCCTGCTGACGTCGATCACGTAGGCCTGGCCATCGGTCAGCCCTCGATGCTTGCCCGGCATGACCCAGGCGTGGCTGGGGTTCTCGCAATAGGCGATGACGGTGTAGAGCTTGCCGGCTACGGCGATGTGTTCGTCGCTCACGGTTCTGGCCCAAGTGGATAGAACACCTCGCCGTGGAAGTGGCACAAGTAGACCGGGTGGGAGTCAGGACCGTCTGGGCGCCACTCGATCTGGGCCAGCCTCCGGCAGGGTGGTTCGTCGGGAACGATGTCGTCAACCGTGCAGAGTTGCAGATCACTGTGAACGAACGGCCAGCTCATTCTGCGACCTCCGATTCTTGAACGCGAGCCGCTGCCTGTCCGTTGTTGACGCCGTGGTCGTACGCCTCGTTCTTGGCGGGATCATCCCAGGTCATCCCCACGCTCAGATCGTGGGGCGATTCGAGGCCGTCCTGATAGCCAATCTCGTAGGGCGTCATGCCGATTCCTCCTCTGGCAGTTCGTCGCCCCACGCATCCCAACCAGGGGCGCGCTCGCGGGCGAACAGTTCTAGATACGGTCCGTCATAGAGCCGCTCGATTCGATGGCGTGTCTCGTCAGGTTTACGAGAGTGCTTGCCGACTGGCGCCTCGATGATCTGATGGACGCCAGCATCCTTGCGGGTCAGCCCTTTACCCTTCGCCCCGATCAGGCACAGCTCGGCGTTCGCTCGCGTATAGAAACCCATCCCCCAAAAGAGCGAGGAGGTCCGTAGGTTCTGTTTGACCCATACGAAACCGATTGTCTTGTAGGTGAACCCCCACTCGCTCATCAGCGCCAGAGCCTGCGGCAGCTTCGGGCCTGTCGCCCACATGAATAACAGGGCGTTGTCGGCGCTCCATTCCTGGACGGGAATAGAGGCGAGAGCGGTTACGTCGACACGCCCCGATCTGGTGGGACGCGGTGCGGAGAGCGTTGCGTATTCCTTCTCAACCGCCCTGGCCGAACCACGATTAACGAGTGGCGACTGCGACCATCCCCACGGCGGGTCGGCATAGATGACGGGGTACGCCGCGCTAGACAGTGGTAGGTCGAATGCGAAGGTTCTGACGGTTGGCTGGTCCAGCCCCAGGTCCGAAAGTGAGTTACTTGTCATCGATCACCTCTTGAACCTCTTGGAGCCATAGCACGGTGTGACGGGGGTCCTGGCGCCAGCCTCCACAAATGACACACGGATAGGGCTCGGCACCATGAAGGATCACGTCGACCGTGTACCGATGCGGGAGTGACGCCTCCAGCGCGGCCATCAGGTCTCTAGGCTCCTCTTCCCCTACCATCCCGGCTCCTCCGGTTTGATGACGATGCGGAACGGCCCGCCGGCCAGGGCCCAGTAGACCCGGGCGCCCAGCTCGTAGTACTCCGCGAACTGGTGCCACCACCGCGACCGTGGCCCCCACACCGGCACCGCGTTCAACAGCCAGATCGGCTCCTCGCCGCGGTGGAGGCTACGGCTCTGCAGTGATCGGCTCACGGCATGATCTCGTGGAGATGGAAGGTGGTGTCATGCACGGCCACGAACTCATCTTCGGGAGGCAGGATCATGGCGATGGGAAGATCGGCCGGCATCAGCTCGTAGCGGGCATGGGAGATCTCATCCCAGTGGGGATACCGGGTCAGTCTCTGGCGGTGGTCACGGAACGAGATGGACAGGTGCCAGCCGGCGGGCTCGTGGCCCACGATGGCCATCAGTACCCCGTCGTTCACCCGGCGCTGGTACACCTTGGCCTCCACCCCCAGGATCAGCTGCGTGTCCACCTCCACCCACGGGGACCGCTGCCGGGTGAGCGGCTTACCGGGCGTGGTCATTGCCGAACCACTGAGTCAACCGGGCCTGGGCCAGGAGGGCGTGAGCGATGGCCATCAGGCCGATGGTTACGCGGCTGGCATCGCTGTGATGCACCGTCTCGGGATCAGTGAAGTACGTCATCAGGATCTCGGCGCTGGCCATGTGATCCTTGGCCAGCTGGAATGGAGTCTTCGGGGGATTCAGCGCGGTCACTTCCGACTCCTTCGCACCAGCCCCGCCCCGAGGGCGACCAGGGCCACCGCCAGAGTGAGGTCCAGCGCGGTGTAGCTCCCGGTCAGGGCGAGGCCGCTGGGCGCCGGCACCCCGATGGTCGTGGTGGTGGTCATGGGATCCTCCGGTAGCCGGTGGACATCTCCAGACAGAGCTTGCAGTTCACCGGGTCGTCGGTCTCCCGCCCGTAGAGGGACCGCTCGCACAGCGAGGCGCTGTCGTTCTCGTAGGAGTTGCGGGCATAGTGGACCTTCGGCTCCCGACCGTAGCGCCGGGCGCTGTCACCGCCCCGCAGATGCTTGGGGCTGACCATGAGCTTTCACCTCCCTGGTGCCAATCCACAGGTCGTAGGAACGGGCATGGCCACCGGCCACGTCGGTGGCTCGCTTCCCTCCGGTGCGAATGATCCAGCCCATGCGGGCGGCCTGGTTGAACACCGCGCCCATGGCGGTCGGACGCTCGATGCTGATGCCCAGCTTCTTCAATAGGCCTCGGACCTCGTCCGCATTGAACTCAACGCCGGCCAGCGCGTAGAAGCGGATGGCTTCCAGCACGGCCGCCTTGAACATGGCCGTGGTGGCGGCCTCCACTCGCTCCAGGGCTCGGTCCCGCTCGTGACGTTCGTCGTCTCGGTCAGTCACAGCGCGCACTGCCGGCAGGGGTCGTCGGGATAGCACCACTCGGAACAGTCGTAGCACCAGGCCCGGTGCTCGCCCACGGTCCGGTGGTCACCACAGTGGCGGGGCTCGTGGCCCTGGAAGTTGCCGTCTCGATCAAAGATCTCCATCAGTGCTTCCTCACCACGATGGCGCCATCTATGAAGGCGATGCGGTCCACGGCGAAGTAGTGGGCGACATACTCGCGACACCGTGGCTCCGGGCACTTCAGGGCGTGGTCGATGAGACCGGGGTAGGCGCGGTCCATCATCCGCTGGCGACGGCGCAGTTTGCGTTTGGTCATCATCAGTGCCTCAACGCCTCCCACTGCTCCGGGGTGAGCGCGTCGCGCACCCGCTGGCGGGGCTTGGGCTTGCTGGCCGCCACCAGCTGGTCGGCCTGGGCCGAGACGATGTCCTGCAACTTGACAATCTGACCCTGCAGCTCGTCGTTGCGCTTCAGCAGGGCCAGGATGATCTGCTCCGCCGAGGGCTCGTGCTCATCGCGGTGACCCATCTCCTCGTTCTCCCGGGCCATGACCGCCGCCAATGGCAACGGGGCCGGGCAGGGGGGCAGGTACATGGTGGGGTCGACCAGCTCCAGGCGGATCATGGGGTTGTAGCCGTTGTCCGCGAACCTCCGGAGCCCGTGCTTGTAGGTGCGCAGGATCAGGGATCGTTGCTCCAGGTGGCGCAGGTTCCATCCCAAGGTCTTGACCCGCAGGTCCAGCTCCTCGGCCAGGCTGGAGGTCAGCCCGCCCCCCTGGGGTCTCGGGTCGGTGTTGGTCAGGGGGCCGTGGCGCTTCAGGTGCCACAGGATTCGGAGCTGGGTACGGGTGTACTCCTCGGCCATGGTGATTCCTCCTTTGGTGATTCTCGGTCCAGAAACTCCTGAACGATCTGGTTGATCAACCAGTTCAGGGAGATCCCCCGCTCGGTGGCTACCCGGGCCAGCGCGTCGTGGTTCTCGACGGGCATCCGGAACGAGGTGCTTTTGGTGGTCGGCTCGGGCCGGCGGTTGTGCCTCATGACGCCTTCCTCAGCCATCGCTTGATCCGCCCGGCCATGACCGGACGGGGGGCGACCCGGGTCATCCGCCCGTTGCAGCGGGGCGGGAGCAACGGTGTGTTGCTGGTGCAGACCCGCCGGGCCTTCACCGTCATCAACCTCAGCTCGCCGCAGTCCGGGCACCAGTACCACTCGTGCCCGGACACCTGTCCCTCCAGGGTCCAGGCCGACACGTGGCTGACCGTGGTGGCCGCCCCGACGTCGGCGGCCAGGGCCGCTTTGTATGTATCGGCAGGGCTCCTATCGGCCGTGAAGTACAGCAATCCCCTCTCGGCCAGGGCCTTGATTATCAGTCTGTAGGTCAGGTTGGCGTCCTGTGTTTTCAAGAGTCCCCTCCTCCCTGTCGCTGGCTCAGAACACGAACCCCCCCGTGTTCTGCTGTACGCGCTCAGATCACGGGTCCCTACACCCGTGTGTTCTGCTGTTCTGCTGTTCTGACCCCCCGGTTCCATCAGAACTGTCCGGGTTGTCCGTTTGCCGGTCTGGACACCAGCCACCCCTTCTGGACGCCGTTGGCTCCAACGTCGTTGAGGGTGTACTGGCGGGCTTTGATGTTTTCCCGGGCCCTGGCCCGGTCGATGATTCCTCGGGGAAAACCAAGATCCTGAAGGGCGGTTAGGAACTCATGTGAGGGCATCTCTTTTCCCTCCGGCAGAAGCTCGCGGATGGCCAGGCGGGCCTGGCCCTGCAGGGAGTCGGGGTCCACCGGGGTGATGTTGAGCAGTTCGTCGGCGCTGAACTCCACCTCGCCGCCCCACTCCACGAAGGCGCAGGGCATGGTCTCGTGCTTGGTCAGCCGGAAGGACAGGGCGGTGGGCTTGGCCTCGGTGTTGACCTTGACCGGGGCCATCACCCGGATGCTCTCGTCGTTGGGGTGGTAGCCGATGGAGTGCACGGCCCGGGCCACCCCGGCGATACCGATGGATCCGTTCCCCTGGTACATGGCCTTGCCGGTGCGCTCCTTGCGCAGGTGGCGGATCAGGATGATGGTGCAGCCGGTGGCCCGGGCCATCTCCACCAGAGGCTGGAGGGCCCGGCGCACGTGGGCGTCCTTGTGGGTGTCGACCTCGCCGGCCAGGTAGGCGGACAGCACGTCCACCACCACCAGGGCCGCGCTGTGCTCCTCGACCTTCTCCCACAGCAGGGCGGTGTCGAGTGGGAGGGTGACGGGCACCACCTCGTCCTCGTGGCTCACCGCCTCCACGTGGATGACCCGGTCCAGGTTGGCGCCAGCGGCCTGCAGCCGCCAGACGGTGGTGTCGTCCATGTCGTCCTCGGCCGAGAGAAACAGGACGTTCCTGGGGGCCAATCCGGGGCTTCCGTCAGGCATCTCCTTGCCGGTGGTGACCCGGGCCAGCAGGTCCAGGCTGACGGTGGACTTCCCGGTGGCCGGATCCCCTTCGAGCACGACCAGCTTCCCCTTGGGCAGCCACCGATGCCACAACCACTCGGGGTGGACCGGGGTCACCTCGGACACGGCCCGGGTCACCATCCCCTTGCCCATGCCGACCTGGCCCACCTTGATCTTGTCGATCTTCGGCTTCTTGCCCGGCTCCCCGGCGTCGTGGAATCCCCGCTCCAGCAGATCCTTGCGGGCCGCCTTGAACATGGCGTTGGTGTCGCCGGGGTGGTTGGCCCCGTGGTACAGCCAGGAGTACAGCCCGAAGGGGTCCATCGGTTTGCGCAGCGGGATCCCGGTGGCCGCGGCCACGGTCTCCGACCACACCGCGCAGTGGCCGTCGTCGCCATACACGGTGGCGCTCACCTCGTTGGCGGCCTTGGGGTGGCGCCAGTGGGTATCCCCGGTGCGGCGGTCGGTGCGAACCAGGGTCCACGACAGGGACTTCAGGATCTCCCCGCACTTCACCACCTCGTTGAACCGGGAGCCGGCCAGGTGGCGGGCCTGACTCTGACGGGTCTGGACCTCCTCCCGGGTCGGCAGCGGCTCCAGCAGATCCTCCACCTCGTCGGCGCCGTAGTCGAGCTGCCAGCGGGCCTTGAAGGTGACCGGGACCGGCCGGCCCAGCTTGAAGTTGAACGTGCCCGGCAGGCGCATGACCCGGTCGATGTTGCTGACGTTGTCGATGTGACAGCCGGCCTCGGTGGCGATGCGTTCCCAGGTGAGATGCCAGCGGGTCAACAGCGGGATGGCCTCGGCCGCCGGCAGGGGTTCCTTCAGCCGCCACCATGGTTGCAGCCCGTACCCGGAGTGCACCACGGCGGTGGGGGCCAACGGGAAGCGCTCGATGAGGGTCACCACCACGCTCTTGTTGAGGGGCAGGTTCGGCAACCGGTGGGCCGGGCCGGCGATGTCGATGTCCAACCACAGGGCCGGGATGGAGGCGCACTGGCTGATCCCACCCCGGGCCCCGGCCTCCAGGCGGTCGTAGCGGGGTGCCACCCCGAACCACAGATCGCCTTTCATCCCGAGGATGTCGATCATCGGACCGAGGGCCCGCAGGTTGTCCACGGGGGCCCACTCCACATGGCGCCGGCCCCCGTTGTGCTCGACCGAGAAGAGGTTGACCCACCCGGCCTCCTGGCGGCCATAGAGCTGTTGCAACCACTCCATGGCCGCCGTGACGTTGACCGGCACGGGTCAGCTCTCGAACAGGTCGGACTCAGCCTCCGTTGGCGCGGGGCGGGCCATCGTCTGGATGTTGGACTGCTGGGTGGGGGCTGCCGGGAACGGGTTCCCACCCTCCACCGAGATCCGGTAGATCTTGGTGGGGTTGCCGTAGGCCGAGGGCCGCAGCTCGGTCAGCTCGATGTCGATGATGTCACCGGCCTCCGGCTTCAGCTGGAGCATCTGGCCCTTCAGGTTCTTGGACCCGGCGATCACCTCGCCCACCGGGTAGCTGGCCTGCTTGCCGGCGAGGAGGGTGGCCACGTCGACCAGCTGGTACTTGATGGCCACCCCGTTGCGGCTGGTGAACTTGCTCACGTCCTTGATCCGGCCCTTGATTCGGTCCCCGATCACCTGGCACTTCAGCGTGGGCGGGTAGTCGTCATCGTCGGGAAGCAGTTCGGGGTCGTCATAGATGCTCATTTGGGGGTCTCCTTCATCAGGTACAACTTCACGAGGGCGCAGGCCTGTTCGATGTGGGCGCCGGTCATCTGGGACGGCTTGGTTGGGATCCCCAGCTCGCGGAAGTGCAGCGACACCTCCAGCTTCTGCTCCAGCGTCATCATGCCCACGTGCTTCTGCAGCCAGACCAGCATCAGGGGTTCCTCGCCGGGTAGCTCATCGAAGCGAACCGACCGGCGCTCCAGCGGGCCGCTCATCTTCGGGCCGTCGGCCTCCCACTTGCGGACTTCGAGCGCGGCCAGGAAGGCCCGGCGGTAACCGACGTGCATGGGCAGGGGTCGAAGTTTGTAGCCCTTGTCGGTCAGGTGGACCAGCAGGCAGGAGTCGGGTGGCTTCCACTCGTGCTCGGTGCCGTCGGCGTCCAGGCGGTACTCGGCCCCCAGCGCGTAGGCCCCCACCACCTGCACGCCCATGTCCTCGTACAGGCCCCGGCCGGTCTTGTAGTCGATGAGGCAGCGGCCCAGCTCGGGGAAGGCCCGCAGCCGGCCGAGGAAATCCAGGGTTCCGGCGAACAGGTGCTTCTCGTTGTAGATGGTGGCCTCGGTCATCTCGGGTACCAATCCGATCTCGGCGTGCAGCTTCTGGGCCGAGTCGATCCACGGCTCCACCGCGGCCTCGACCTCGTAGGTCTTGCCGGCCACGATGTTCTCCATAACGGCGTGGATCTCCGAACCGCGCGCCGCGGCCCGGTCCCGCTGGTCCCAGGGCACCCGCTTCAGCAGGTTGACCGCGTCCATGGCCGGCAGCCCCACCCAGTTGTCCATGTAGGACACGGCGTACTCGGCCACCTTCAGCGCGGCCCACCGGGGGATGGCCTCCTTCGGCAACGCGGAGACCACCGAGGTGACCGAGCGGTACACCGGCATCCGGTTGTGGCGGACCGGGTGGCGGTACCACCGTTTGCCGTTGATGTCGACGGCCATGGTCGGGGTGGTCACTCGGGCACCTCCCCGGTGACGGGGTCCATCTCCATCCACGTCGGGTAGGTCTGCTCCCTGACACAGTCGTTGCACGCGCCCTGCTCGGAGGCCTCCCGGTTGCTCATCAGCCGGTGGCAGTACGGGCACTCGTGGGGCGGGTGGTCAGCCGTCCATTCCATGCATCCCACCTCCATCCTCCGCTCCGCCCTGGATCACGATGACGTCGTCGGCCCAGCGGTCCCCGATGACCTTGAACACAGTGGCTCCGGGGTATTGATTGAGGAAGGCCCCGAGGGCCACCTCCAGGGTGCGAGCGAACACCCACACGTTGAGATTCCGGCGGTAACTCTGGTCCTCCGGCTTGTCGCTGGCCTCGATGTGCCAGACCTTGCTGGTGTGGGCGGCCTTCACAGTGTCGGTCTCCCGGTGAAGGCCATCAGCACGGCGGGGATGTCGCGGGGATCAGCAGAGAACAGAGCGATGCGGATCCGGCGGGGGCCCGGCTGACCATGGCGGCGATCCGGTTCCTCATAGGTGAACGTGGGTAGGACGAGTAAGTCGGGCGGGTCCTCGGGCACTGACTCGGGGGCGCGAGGTACCCGCCTGCGGGTGGTGGTCACTGGGACCCCTCCTCCTCGGTAGCTATTCAGTTTTCAGCGAAAAGGAAAGGGGTCTTCCCTCTTCGCTACAGCCACCCCAGCGACTGCCAGTCGTAGAGCACGGGCCGCACCAGCCTCACGTTCCTCCACGCGGCGATCCCGATGGTGGGGAGCTGCCGCCAAGGAGAATCACCAACCCAAGCGGAGCCCTGGGTCCCACCATCGGGACGAGAGGCCACCTTAGCTGACGGGGGCATGGTGAGCGCGGATGCGGGCGTAGAGCGGGGCGAAGACCTTCAGGGGGAGCGTGACGTACCACTCTCCCGGGTTCCCTCGGCCCCACCTCTTGTGGACCACGACGAAGTACGGGACCCCCTTTCTCTCGGCCTGCTTGGTTGTCTCATCTATCCAGAGCGCGAGCTTCATCTCGTGCGCGGTCTTGACCTGCACGCACAGCTCCTCGATCCCCCCGATGTCCCCGGTGTCTCCCGCCCCCGCGAGCGCGGTGCGGTAGGCCTCGGGGAACCATTCGCGCACGAACCCGAGCACAGCGGTCTCCCCTTCAGTACCTGTCTGCTTCGGGCGGCGCTTCACTGTGCCACGGAACGGGGCGGGAAGGGAACTGTCCGTGGACGCCGGCCCCGGGTGAGGGTCGGGCTGACCTCGGAGGCCGCCGCCCACTCCTCCAAAGCTGAACGGCGGTAACGGACGTACTTGGTGCCCTTCACCACGTAGGGGGGCCCGGTCTTGCTATGCCTCCACCACTTGAGGGTGGCAGCCGGGATCTTCAGCCACTCGGCCGCCTCCTCGGTGGTCAGTAGCTCCTCTTCACCCGGCATCGGCTCCCCCTGTATTGCGGTTGGGTGGTGGAGGGAACGCTAAACTTGCGTGTTGTAGCCTGTCTAGGCTGAATACAGATGAATACATCTGCTACCAAAGGAGAATCACCGTGGGATCAGTGCAGATCAAGAACGGTAGGCCGCAGGGCCGCTACCGGGACGCCGAGGGCAACCAGCACGCCCGGATGTTTGACACCCCCGAGCAGGCCGAGGACTACTGGAGGGCCGGGGAGCAGCTGGTACGCGACGGCCTCCACCCCGGCACCGGCCACCGGATGACGGTGGAGGCCTACTGGCTGGACCAGTACCGCCACCGGTTCGGGTACCTGCAGCCCGGAAGTCGGAAGCTCATGGAGTCCATCTTTTGCGTCCATATCATCCCCCGGTTCGGGCCCCTGGCTTTCCACCAAATAACCTTCGAGATGGTGGCCGACTGGAAGGATGAAATGGTTGGCGCCGGTAAAGCCCCAAGATACGTGCGGGAAATCCTGCGTTTCTTCTATGCAATGCTGACCAGCGCAGCCCACCTCGATATGTTCGACATTGCCCTGGTCGGACGGATGAAAGGCGAGATCCGCAAGCCCAAGCCCAAGACCAAAGGTCTGGCCGTCAACCCCGACAAAATCCCCACCCCCGAGCAGGTCGGGGAATGGTTCGAGAAGATGCCCGACTACTGCGGTCTGGCCGTGATGATCGCGGCCCAGACCGGGATGCGGGCCGGCGAGGTGTTGGGCCTGTCCATGGAACGGATCGGGATCCGCAAGGCCACCGTGGACCGCCAGCTGAAGGACAGCCGGGAGCGGGGCGACTACATGGGCCCGACCAAGAGCGAGGCGTCGGATCGGCCGGTGCCGCTGCCCGCCCCGCTCATGGACCTGCTGGCTGAGCACCTGGTCCGCTACCCGCCCATCACCCGGACCATGGACTGCTACGACCGCAACAATCAGCACTGGCAGGAAGAGGTCTCCCTGATCTTCGGCACCCGCCACCGGGAGATCCTGCGGTGCTCCAACCTGTCCCATCTGTCGGGGCGGGCCATCGAGCACCGCTACCGCTTCCACGACCTGCGCCACTTCTTTGCCTCCTACATGCTGGCCAACGGGATGGAGCTGCCCGACCTGTCCCGGGCCCTCGGTCACGAGCGGCTGTCGATCACCCAGGACACCTACATCCACTGCGTCCCCAAGAAGGAGGAGGACCCCCAGCACGCGGTCATGTCGAGACTGTTCGGTTCTCGTTGACCGCTCGTTGACCGGGCCGCGAAAGCCCTGGTCAGAGCCCTATGTCCATGATCATGAACTTCACCGACATGGACTTTCATAAAGGGCCTCTGACCAGGGCTTTTCTCTGTCAGTCCCCCGCTCTGGGTGAGTCTGGGTTGAGGGTGGATTTGGATGGGATTGGATGCGCCGTTGACTCCCGGGTGACCGGGCCCAGCCACACCGCCGTCCGCTTCCAGTAGGCGATGCGCCGACGCAGGATCGGGGCGCACCGGGTCACCTCGCCGGCCTCGATCTCGAAGCTGGCCGAGAAGGCCGCCGTGGTCACCATGTACAGGCCGTCCCTCACGACGCCGGAGCTTCTGGACGGTGCGCCGGCTGGCCCGGCTGGTGTAGGGCGTGCCTTGCTCCGTGATGTGCTTGGTCAGCACCCGCAGATCCTCCGGGGTGATGTCGTGGTACATGACGAACCTCGCGACTCGGTACATGCCCAGTCCATACGTCGGACCGCGGCGCGCTGTCCGGTTTCACTGTCGCCCCCGCCGTCGCCGCCACAGCAGGGCCGCGCTGTTGCCCACCATGGCCCCGCCGACGAAGCTGGCCGACACCCACCACCACGACCCGACGAACAGCTCCCCGCCGAAGACCCCGAGCAGGCACAGGAGCACCCCGACGGACGCCAGCCACCAGGCCAGGGCAGGGTGGGCCAGGTGGAGGTTGAGTCACCGCTTCCACCACCGTCGCTCCCGCTTCACCCAATAGTGGTGACCCAGCTGAGCCTCGGCCTCGGTCCCGTAGCGCTCGATATATTCGTCATCCACCCCGCCGAAGATCATGGTCTCGAAGATCTTGGGGGCGGTCTCACCCAGGAAGGGCATGGAGTGGTCCAGGCCCAGCCAGACGGTCGACACATTGACCTGTCCGATTTGAGTAAATCCGATCCGTTTATAATCCCAGTCCTGCATCAGGACGCCCCACTCCATGAGGGTGAGAGGCTGGCCCTGACGATCCAGATAGCGGATCTCGGGCAGGTCAAAACCGCCGTTGAACATGGTCTAAATCCAAAAGAAAAGGAAAGGGGTCTTCCCCCCTATTCACCTGCGGATACGTGTCCGATCACTTGCACCTGCCAGATGGCGTTGCCATTGGAGAGGTGCATCACCAGGCCGGCGTCGTCGGTCAGGGCCAGCACCTTCACCATCAGGCTCCCACCCAGGGCAGGGTGAGGCACGATCTGATCTAACAGGCTCGGCTGATGGACAGGAAGGTGCTGAGCGGCCCCCCTGCGGCCCATACGGGGCTCGCGGGGCAGATCCCGGGCGTCGGGTAGCCCGTTGGCTCCCTGGCGTTCCTGGCGGGCCGCCGAACGCTCAGCGTCGCGCTCCATTTGCTTACGGTGGTCATCCTTACGGAGACGGTTCCGCCTGGCGACGAAGGTCGCGTAAGCGGCCTCGTCGGCCTCGATCTCAGCGGTCACATCTCGCTGGCCGATCACCTGGTAGCTCAGCTCCGGCGGCCCCTGGTAGCCCTCCCGACGGGGTAGTTGAGTGCCCGCGATCTGATAGCCGGCCAGCTTCATATCCTGCACCAGCACGCTGATCAGTGACTTGGTGCGGCCCAGGTCTTGGGCGTCCTGCCCGGTAACTGACTCGCCATTTAATAACCGCTGGCCCAGGATGGCGCTGGCCGAGTCGGCCGTGGTGCGGTAGCTCTCGATCCGGTCGACCAGAGACTTCAGGCCTTTCCAGCCCTTCCCGTTAGCTGGCACGGCGCGGCCTCCTCGGGGCTCTGGTCTCCAGCGAAGCCAACATCGAAGCCTCGTTCTCGAAGATCGTGGCCCGATGCAGCATCTCGATCCGCACCGCGTGGGCGTTGACCGGGGCCTCCAGCCCCTCGAACAGATAGCCCTCGGAGTGGTGATAGCTGGCGCCGATACGGTCACCGTTCAACCCCCAACGGTCGACCCGGATGGTTTCGCACCGCTGGCAACGCAGGTGTCGGACCACGTTGCCGGCGGCGCCCCGGAAGTATCCGAGGATTCTCCAGACGTGGCCCAGGTTTCTGCATTCCAGATAGGTCTCGTCGTATGACTCCAGGGCGACCTCGACGCTGCCTATCGGGGTGATCTCTTTCCTACGTGCCATTGATCCCTCCCAAGATCAAGAAAGACAAGAGGTCTTCCTCCTTTCGCGCCGGTTGTGGGGTGTGATACACACGGGGAAGTTAGCATTAACAGTGGTTGAACTTGAGGAACGGCTGGATTTGAGGAGGATGAGTGTGGATGCCTATCTTCTCGAACCACTGGGCGGGGCGGTCCGGGCGGATCTAAATGTGCGAGGAAAGGGACCAACATCAGTGCGCGTGACCCCCTCCGTCACCTGGAGAATCTTCAGGTGAGGTACCGCGCAGCCCAGGACCGGGCTGACGAGTACCGCATGGAAAGAAACCAGTTCATCAGGGAGCTGGTCCAGGCCAAGGCCTATTCGGCCGCAATCATCGGGAGAGCAGCGCAGATGACCAAGACGCGGGTCCGTCAGATCGCCCAGATGTTGGCGGATTGATGGCGGGCGACAGCTCGCGACCGGCCGGATCCAATCGGGCGACGGCGCCGGCCGGTCGCGATACCACGCCGGACCACGATTCGTGGGTCCGGGGCTATGTGGCCGCCATGATCGGATGGAACATGGTCCCCGCCCCGGCCACCGGATTCGTCCACCTCGACGTGGACCAGATGATGAGGGAGGCGCGACGTCACGCCGAGAACGTCTGGATGGAGTACTACCCAGAGACCATGCCCAGGCATACCAGTTGTGGGGCGTGCACCATGGCCCGCCAGGTGGGGCGACCTGGATGCCAGGTGCACTACCCCACCGAGTACGAGTGATCGGTGGTGGCCTGTGATGCCAAGATCCGGCCCATGTACCCGGTGAACACCATGGAGGTGACTTGCAGCCTCGACGGTCCCCACACCGAGCACACCGGGATGGTACGGGACTACGCCTACCCCGGATCGGAAACCCTGGTTTCGTGGGAGGAGGACGACCGTCGCACCTTCCGGGGGGAGTGGAGACGCTGTCCCCGGGGGTACGTGCATCCTGCCCGCCGGCCATTGGGGTCGTCACGCCGAATGAGTCGTAGCCTCGTGGACATGCCCGCCACATCCAAAGCGCAGTACCGATTCATGCAGGCGGTGGCCCATGGAGGGATCCGCAAGCCCGGTCTGTCCAAGGACCAGGCCGAGGAATACGTGCATGGCCAGCGCTATCAATCCCTGCCCGCCCGGACCAAGAAGGCACCCACCCGCCACCGGTCCAGGCGGGCAGGATAGACGTAGGGAGGTGAGGCACCGCGATCCCCAGCCGCGGTGCCCCTCCCTACACCAGTCCCGGGGAGCAGCCTCCACATGATCTCCACATGATCTCCATGGGGAAGATCGGGGTACTGTTATGGTCAACACGTCGGGAGGAGAATCACCGTGACGGTCAAACATGAGGTGGTCAACGCAACGGCCGACGACGCCCGTCGGTGGATCCGGTATATCCACGAGCAGCGGAGCCTCAGGCCCCAGTATGTCCACCTGTTGGCCCAGAGCATGATCCGGGGGGAATGGCGGCTCAGTAACGACTGCATCACCTTTGAGAGTGCCCCCGGTCGGACCGGGTGTCGGCTCTTGAACGGTCAGCACCGGGCGTACGCGGTGATCGAAGCCGATGAGACGGTCCCGGGCATCACCGTGCCTCTGGTGGTCGGCACCGGGTATGCCCCCGATAGCGGCTCGGTGCTCGACGTCGGCAAGATGCGAACCCTGGCCGACACCCTGGACTTCATCCATGGCACCGAGCAGCCCGGCCACCGCGACATCGCCGCCGCCACCCTTCACTGCTGGCACCTCGACGCCGGCACCTGGAAGGACCGCCAGCCCACCCCGACCCGGATGCAGCTGGTCGACTTCCTCAAGAACGAACCAGGGATTCCCGAGTGCACCGTGATCGGTCAGAAGATGCAGCGCGAGCTGAAGGGCGGGGTGGCCGGATACGCCGGGGCCATCTGGCTGATGCACAACGGCCACCACGTCGGCCGCATTGACGACTTCGTCACCGCGGTGGCCTACGGGGAACAGCTCAGCCGCAACGATCCGGCCTACGTGTTGAACCGGGCCCTTCAGCGGGCCTTCTCCAATCGTCGGGCCGGTAACCCTGACCATCGGCGGGGCTGGTGGTACACGGCCATGATCGTGAAGGCCTGGAACAACCACATCGACGGCAAACGCCAGACGGAGCTGATCTTCAGCCGGGCCGACAACATGCCCACCGCCCAGTGACCGATGAGGAACTACTGACCACGGCCCAGGCCGCGGAGCTAATCGGCGTGGGTGTCTCCACCGTCTGCCTGTGGGCCCGCAACGGCCGGCTGGAGTGGGCCGACCTCATCCGCCGGCACGCCGCGAATCCACGAGGGCTATCGATTCCGGCGGGCCGACGTGCTCGCCGCGAAGGCGGCCTACGTCAGGCCTCCTTCCTCGGTCGGCCGGGGCCTCGGCGCTTCTCGGCCCAGCGGGTGATGGTGGATCGCTTCCAGTAGGGGGTACGGCCCAGGTACCCATCCGGCCGGGGCATGGCGCCCCGGCTCAGATAGAGGGTGACCGTATCGGCCCGGCTCCAGCCCATCAGATCCGCGATGTCCTGGCGGGTGAGGTGGTCAGGCATCGGGCGCCCCTGCGTCCACCCACGCCTCAGCGTGCTTGAGCAGGTTCGCCGCGTCCCTCAGCTTGAGGCTGATTCGCCCTGAGCGGCCGTCGACCATGACGTCCTCGGGGTCGATGCTCAGTAACTCAGCGATGGCGTCAGCGACCGAATCGGGCCGCTCATGATCGGTGATCTCGCGCTCAGGCATGGTCGGCTCCAGAACTGTCGATCTGTGCTTCTCGCTGGGCGTGGAACATGCGAGCCTGTTCGCTATCGACGTGGCGACGGCAGAAGAAATCGCCCGCAACAGCAGGGCGCTCACATGGGCGAGAGGCTCTACGAGTGTCCGTTGAGAACTGGTCGATGACGTAATGGCACCGCGCATAATCGGCATTCTGCGTCATGATGATTCTCCTTTCAGTAGTGAGATAGGTGGGCAGGATGCCTGCCCGCTGGCGGGGTGGTACCAGTCCCCCTGGCCGTAGGTCAGGCGGATGATGGTCTGACAGTGAAGGCACCGGGCCCGTAGCGGGTAGTGCCGTTTGAAGGCCTGCCCGCAGGGGCGACCACCGATGTCGATGATCGTCCCCGGGGTGGGCTGAGCGAGAGGGTGGGTGTCAGGCATCCGAGTCAACCGCCCGCTTGATAGCCGCGCCGGCCAGCTCGGTCCGACGATTGCCGGCCACGATGTCCTCGGGGTCGTAGTCGCCGCGGTTCAGGCCGCTGATGTACTCCCAATCCTCGATACCGCGGTCCACCAACTCGATGATGGCGTCCCACTCCTCACGGGTACCGGTCCAGGTGACTGTAGGCATGGGTGATTCTCCTTTCATTTGGTGCGCCAATCGCACCGCGCCAGCCTCATCGCTGAGGCTGACACGCTGTTATCGGCGGTCTCGATAGCAATCCTCCAGGTGGGCTTTGACCTCGCGGCGTTTGAGCATCCGGCCGCACCGGTCGCACTTACTCCGGGTGTCGAAGACTCCAGCCACCCAGGCGAGGCCCAGGATGAGCAGGATCCAGACGATTTGGTCGGGGTGGATGTGCATCACGAGATCTCTAGTTCTGCGGCCAGCTCGGTGACCACTTGCTCCAGGTAGCCCCCGTCCAGGCTGTCGATGCCACCCAGGCTGGCCACGTTGACGACGATGGGCCGATGGTAGGCATCCTCACCCTCCAGGATCTCCAGGGCCACGTAGTGGCTGCCGAAGCTGGCCAGTTCTCGGATGAAGTCGCGGAACCCAGCGAAGTGTTCACTGGTCCGCTTCACGTCCTTCGGTGGCTGCCACCAAATGACGTCGTTGTAGATGCTCAGCTTCTCAGCGTTACCGTCGAAGCCATCGGGTCGCTGACTACGTCCGGTCTCCCGGTTGCGTTCAGTGCTGGCGATGCGACCATAGAAGTCGGGGTTGTCCTCGAAAGGATTGACGTCGTCCGGTTCGATACGCAACCGCAGGACGCGACCATCCTCCAGGTCGAGAGTGTCCCAATCCATGGTCAAGGTTGACAGGTCATGCATGGTGATTCTCCTTACGTGGTGCGCCAATCGCACCGCACCCGCCTCACGTCACTGAGGCGGACACGCTGTTATTGGTCCTTCAGCAGTTTGAACGTCACGTCAGCGATGTGCCACTGTTCGGCCCAGCTGGCCAGAATATCGGCGTTGGATTGGACCAGTCGCGTCGCGGCTTTCAGGTTGACTACGGTGCCATTGCTGATGGCCTCGCACTGCGCGGCCATGGCCCCAGCGTGCTCCCGTATCTGCGTCAACAGTTCCTCGTTCGTCATTTGGTGATTCTCCTTACGTGGTGCGCCAATCGCACCGCGCCAGCCTCTCACGAGTAGAGGCTGACACGCTGAGATCAGTCGCCATAGAACGACAGTTCCCCCATCCGGCAACGGGGGCAGGTGGAGTAGGTACGAAACTCCCCTTCGGTGAAGGTCTCATCCGTGCGGACGTGGCCAGGACTTCCAACCGTGCCGCGGCCACCGTTCTGCCAGATGTCAACGCCACCGTGCTGGAGTATCCACTCGGCATCACACCCGGGCATGTCACAGGACGCATACCCGGACGTGTAACCGTAGGCATCCGCGTCATCGTCCCCGGTGAAGTTGTAGGCGGTCCAGCTGCCGAAACCGTAGGCATCAGCGTTAGCAATGATGAGCAGGTCACCCCACTTCTCAGTGTGGGCCAGCACGATGCCGAGGTCACCGGATAGGAAGTTGTCATGATTGTAGGTGTTGACCACGAACACCTCTTCACCGTAAAGCCCGGTGGCCTTGATTCGGTTCAGCCAGTCGACCAGATCTAGGCCGTTGTCCAGAGCGTGCTCCATGGCCCGGTCCGCCTCGACGTTGACGCCATCGGTGCGGTCTTCCACCCACTCGTCACGATCACCGATGAGGTAATCGTGCTCTATGTGTAGATCAATCATTTGGTGATTCTCCTTTGGGATTGGTGCCAGATAGCACCGCACCCGCCTCATCACTGAGGCGGACACGCTGTCATCAGGCTGACTCCGGCTCCGGCTCAAAGACCGTGCCGCAGATCAGGTCAACCGCCTTTTGCGCTTGCGAGGCGGCTCGAATGATCACCTGGTTATCTTCCCGAAGCACCCCGATCCAGTGCGCCAGGTAGCTGGCTGAGGCGGGCAGGGTGGCGGCCTGGTCAATGCCCGCCACCGCGGACAGCATGGCGGCTCCCATTTCGGCTACCAGTTCCTCGAAGGAGTAGGTCGGTCCCCCGAACCGATCAAACGTCCCCTTAGCGATACCCTCACGGGACAGGCGCTTGTCGGATCCGGTGGAATGGGTGGCCTCATGGTAGAGGGTGGGATAGAAGTGCTCGGCTGTCTCGAAGCAATCGCGGATGGGCATCCGGATCTCGTCCAGAGCCGGCACGTAGCAGGCTACGTCCCCTCCGTAGTTGACCTTCGGTCCGGTGGACAGGTAGTCGACCAGCAAGGCCTCAGCGTGGGCTATGGCCTCCACGGGAGGCAAGGGCTCCGGAGTAGCAGGCAACCGGGCATCCTCAGCCCAATCGGCCTGGTTCACGTTGAACACGTGGAAGAGACGCAGTAGCGGAATGGTCCGGGTCTTAGCCTTACCGTCGACCATTTCCTCCTTCCGGAGGATCTTCCAAAATACGACCTGGGTCGACCGTTCACCCTTACGGACCTGGCCACCGCGCTCCTGAATCTGACGGTAGGTCCCCCAATATTGGGATCCGTAGCCTTTGGCCGCGCCTTCCATCATCAGCATGAACACGTTCACACCGCGATAGGGGCGATTGGTGCTGAGGCTCATAGGCAGCCCGGCTCCGGCGGTGGCCTTCCATGGTTTGTGCCACGGGACCGTGCCTGCTTCGAGTGCTTCGAGAACAGATTTCGTCGTTTCCGCCGCGGCATCGCGGACGGTCTTGGTGGATGGCATGGTGATTCTCCTTTGGTGGTGCTGACTGCACCGCGCCAGCCTCCCGTTACGGAGGCTGACACGCTGTCGTCAGCCCTGGCAGGTGACCAGGTCGGCACCGCAGAACATCAGCGGGCCGGTATCGCTGTCACAGTGCGCGTGGTCATGACCGTCGATCCAGCGCTGAGACTTGTAGTCGTAGTGGCAACCGCGGGTCATTTGCTCCCGGTCGGCACCGGTCGCGTTCTCGAAGGTGAGAATGTCCATGATCAGTAGTTGACCGGTGAGACCTTGATCTCACCCGTGGTGTTCCCGTTGCTGTCCAGTAGCGGACGGGTGGACCCACACGCCATGTCAAGCGCGTTGCGCTTGACCTGGTCGAGAACGTAGGCCAGTTCACTGGCCGCATCCTCAAACCACGCGGCGTTATCGCAATCAATCGTGATTGTGAAGTCATGCATCGGTGATTCTCCTTTGTGGTGTCGGAATGGCACCGCGCCCTGCCTGGCTGATCATGTCCAGGCAGACACGCTGACATCCCGAGAATCTGTCTCGATTGGGAGGCTATTTCTCATCCTCCACGATCAATCCCTAACCGGTTTGGCGCCGTCCTACTGCTCTGGCGTTGACTTCGGGATCACCTTTGTCTCGGGATTCTCACCCTGATCAGCAAGGCTATGTGTGGCGCTCGTAGCGACCTGCCCTGACTGCCTCATCCGTTGTGCTGGACACCACAATAACCGATCACCAAAGAGAAGCAAGGCAGTTTCTCTTGAAAACGCGGGATTTCTTTTAAACGCCCTGGTCAACGGCCTAAGAAAGTTTCCCCGGATCTCGCTGTCCCGGTATCGTTAGCCTTGCTTACGTTTACCAGGTAGCGACCAGGTCGACCGACGGACGGACGTCGGCAGGCAGCCAGCGAGTGACAGCGAGGCGGACAGCGAGGCAGCCAGCGAGTCAGCCAGCGAGACAGCGAGGGGCGGACAGCGAGGCAGCGGGGAACGGTGAACGGGTAGAGCGCGGCCACGACCAGGCAACCGTGACATCGCGCGCTGTCATGATTCGGCCGATCACCACTCAGTGTGGCTGCCACCACCCACCCATGACACCCTTACAATGTTTTCATGTATTACCATGGTCATCAGTCATACGTGGAGTGCGGATAACCATAGTTATCGGTAACACCAACCGCGTTCTACCTGGTATCAGAGCACTCAGGACACATCGCAAAACGACATGACCGGGGCATGTGCCGCCGCCGCCCGACGAGAAAAGTACTTATCTCCTCCCCCTCATAGTGGTAACCGCAGGTGGGGTGCGTGATGTGAGGTATCTGACGATATGTACCCCGCCCGTGTTCTGCGTTTTGGCCGAATGGCCGCTGAGCTGGGCGACTACAGACGCGTACAGCAGAACCCTCTCCACAGGACCCCTATAGAAAGCGTGTTCTGACCCCCTTCGTTGACAGGGCCTGTTTTCTCCGGTGCAGTTCTGGTAAATGCCGGCCCCGATCACTCCTCGGCAGTGGGAAATCTACGAGCAGCGCCGCAATCGTGGCTGGTCGGTGGCTCAGGCCTGCCGCGAGGCCAAGATCGACCCGTCCACCGCCCACCGGAGGGAGCGCAATAACGAGGGGCTGAACCGCAGGGAGCGCAAATGGCTGGATCCGAGGCTCAAGGCGTCGGATCCGCTGGCCTACAACTCCCTGAGCACCAAGGCCCGCCGGGCCCTGATCGACTTCGCCTACTTCCAGCGCCGGTACTTCGGCCGGGTCGCTACCCCGTGGCAGGTGGAGGCCGCTGAGATCGTGCTCCAGCTCCTGGCCACCGAGCAGAAGGAGTTCGTGGTCATGAACGCCCCGCCCGGGGTGGGGAAGTCCACGCTCTTTACTCTGGATCTGTGCGCCTGGCTCACGTGTCGGAACCGACAGATACGGGGTCTCATTGGCTCCAAAACCCAGACCTCCGCTGTCCGTTACGTGCAGAGGCTCAAACGGCATCTGGAGATGGGTGTCCCCATCAAGGGCGAGGGTCAGGAGGTGGACCTGGGATTGGCGCTCGACGCCGAGGCCACCCTCGCTGACGATTTCGGGGCGTTCCGGCCCGCGTATAAGGACCAATGGGCCGGCGAGGCATTTGTGGTCGCTCAGCCCGGTGGGGCCATGGTGGCCGAGAAGGAGCCGACCTGGAGTGCCTACGGGATGGACTCCGGTTTCCTCGGGATGCGTTACGACATCATCATCTGGGACGACCTGGTGGACCAGCGGGTGCTGCGAACTATCGAGTCACGAGAGAACCAGCAGCTGTGGTGGGAC